TACAACGACAGGACAACTTGGTTTTGTAGACAACATGGCTCCATCAGTGGGTGATTCATGGTACATGGCATCAACATACAGCGATTTATCATATGAAGCATCAGCAAATGCACCAACTAGTGCACCAGTAGATGGCACACTATGGTATGACACTAACTTAACAGCAGATATGTATATCGCTGAAAGCAGTGGCGGTGATATGAAATGGTTTGCTTATGCTAACTCAAAAAATGCATTCACATCAGGTTCAGTTAACACAGGATCTATAGGTACTGCCGCTAGCGGTTTGAGAGACTTACAAATGGTATCATCAGAACCAACTAAACAGTCAGATGGTACAGCACTTGAAAACGGTGACATTTGGATCGACTCAAATGAGTTAGAAGCATATCCAAAAATTTACAAATATAATACAGGTACAAGCAAATGGGTATTAATCGACAACACTGATCAATCATCAGCTTCAGGCATTGTGTTTGGTGATTTTGCAGGTGACCCTGCGGCTAAAACAACAGCAGATCAAGGTTGGGGTAAAGAGTACACAACACGTTCGGGAGATGCTCCAGATGCCTCAAATTATGCAGAAGGTACATTGTTATTCAACACAAGATTATCAGGTTACAATGTAAAAGAATACAAAACATCTTATGTAGTAAATGGTACTGACATTGGTCCAATTTGGATTAATGCGGCTGGTAATAAACCAGATGGTTCACCATACATGGGTAGAAAAGCACAGAGACAAATTGTCGTAACAGCAATGCAAAGTGCATTTATGTCAAACGATGAAATTAGAGCAGAATCAAGATTCTACAATCTAATTGCTTGTCCTGGTTATCCAGAAACATACGATGAAATGATTGCACTTAACACAGCAAGAAAAGAAACTGCATTTATTATACTTGATGCTCCATTTAGATTAAAAACTCCTTCAGAAGTAGCTAATTGGATGTCAAACTCAGCAAATGCAACAACTAACGGTGAAGACGGACTAGTATCGGGTCATAGTTACTCAGCAGTATATTATCCATCAGCACTAACAACTGATTTAAGTGGTAACAACGTTGTTGTTCCTGCTTCACACGTGGCACTTAGAACTATTGCCTTTAATGATCAAGCGGCATTCCAATGGTTTGCACCAGCTGGTTATCAAAGAGGTTTAGTAACAAATGCTTCATCAGTTGGTTATATTGACTCAGCAACGGGCGAATATAATTCAGTTGTATTAAGTGAAGGTTCAAGAGATACACTATACTCTAAAAAAGTTAACCCAATTGCATTTATGCCTAACAGAGGTTTAGTAGTGTTTGGTCAAAAAACATTACACCCTACAGCATCAGCACTTGATAGAGTTAACGTGGGTAGATTAATTTGTTACTTAAGATATCAATTTGATCAACTTGCAAAACCATTCTTGTTTGAATTAAATGACAGAATGACAAGAGACCAAGTTTCAGATACATTTGAAAGATTCTTGGCAGACTTGGCTTCAAAAAGAGCATTATACGATTTCTTAGTTGTTTGTGATGAATCAAACAACACACCAACACGTATTGATGCTAACCAGATGTGGATCGATGTAGCGATACAGCCAGCTAAAGCGGCAGAATTTATATACATTCCGATCAGAATAAAGAACACTGGTGAGAATATGAGCTATAGTTAATAGACAAAATACATCAAAAAGGGCTACTGTAGAGATACAGTAGCCTTTTTTTTACCCTTTAACATCAAAAATTTTTGTAAATTTTCCTATAATTGGCTAAATACTATTAATACAAATTAATTTGTAAGGAGAGATTACAATGGCTACATTAAACAAATTCGGCGTACCAATAGACGGTGCTACAGGTAGAGGCGGTATTTTACAGCCTAAACTTAAATATCGTTTTAGAGTACGTTTCACAGGTTTTGGTAACATTGGTGCAAGTCCGATTGATTTAACACAACAAATCATGAACGTGACGAGACCAAAAGTTACACACGAAGAAGTGCCTGTACACGTTTATAACTCAGTGGCATATTTAATGGGCAAACATACTTGGGAGCCAATCACAATTACTTTGCGTGATGATATTAACAACAGTATCTCTAGATTAACAGGTCAACAAGTTCAGAAACAAATGAACCACTTTGAACAGACTGGTCCACGTAGTGGCGGTCAGTACAAATTCACAACTAAAATTGAAATTTTAGATGGTACAAATGATGCTGAATTAGAACAATGGAATCTAGAAGGTTGTTTCTTACAGAACGTAGATTACTCAGATGGTGATTACGCAGTATCAGAACCAGTACAAGTTATCATGACAATGAGATATGATAATGCTACACACTTTGGTCCTGGTGGCGGCGAAATTTTCCCTAGTGTTCCATTAACATTTGGTACTGGAACCGGTATATCCTAATATTTGATAGGAGGGTAGATTATAATGCCAGAACCGGATTTTAATAAAACACCGGCAAAAAAATTAACACCGGAGCAGAAAAAGTATTTTTCATCGATGGATACAACTGCTTCGGTGTTCACTGAATCAGAAATTAGAGCAGTTAAAGAAGGTGGAGATCAAGCACTTGCTGATGTAATGGCACAGCAAAATGCTGACGCTATTGCCGCCTTGAAAACAAAATCAGATGCAGAAGCAAGTACTGCCGCCCAAGAACCTTTTGTAAGATCAGCATCAGATACATCTGATCCGATTTTGCAAGGACCTACTAGGGCACAAGACAATTTTACTTTAAGACAATCACCTATGGTACAAATGACAGGTGTACCAAGGCAAAAATTTGAATACATTGCAACATTTAGATTATCATCAGATCAACAATTCGAAACAATTTTTAGTGATGCCGATATTGAAAGATTAGATAGCGAAATTCAAGCGGCAGGAAATAATGCAGATAATTTTACCAGCTATGCCGGAGGCGGTATAGATGCAATGGCTCAACAAAATTTAAGAAAACAACACAATGATCTAAAATCAAAACGTCAACAGGTAATGGAAACGATTAGACGTTCTTTAGTTTTCAACGTAAAACAAATTGACGGACCGAAAGTTAACTTTCAATACGACACGTTAAATCAATACAATAGAAAAAGAAATGTATACAGACGTGTTGATTATGATCCTGTGAATGTTCGTTTCTATGACACTATGAATAACACAGCATTAAAATTTTGGAGATACTTGTACGAATTAAATCTAAAAGATGGTAGAAATAGGCATCCAAAATATGGTGGGGACAGAGAGAACAACATGGGAGTATATCAACCAAATTCATTATCAAGAGAAGATGAATTTGTAAGTCAACATAATTTTGGTTTAGAATCAAGTACAATTTCTCATACCTATCCAATTAAAAGTTTAGATTTGTTTATTGTTCATGGTGGAAAATATAATTTAATTAGATTTGTGCATCCAAAAGTAATTTCAATGGATCATGATTTATTAACGTATGAAGCAAGTACCCCTATAGAACTTGGACTACAATTTGCATATGAAACAGTGATATATGAAACATTAAACTATGATATGTCAGCATCAACACATGATGTTGCTGTTGATTTTGATGAGCTGTTTGAAAACAGTTTGAAGATGCCAGAAACTCCGGCAACTGCACAAGCAGAAACAGAAGGTAGTGATGGTACAAGTCAAAATGAAGAATATAATTGGACAAAATTAACTACATCAATACCAGACGAACAAACAGTAAGAACATCAGGAACCGGAACCAAAGCTGGTAATCCTGGAGGGTTCAATCATCAAACAGGATCAGCAGGAGCGGCCTATGGTGGATTCCAAAGTGATTTAGCTCAAATGACTGCCGATTTAAGTAAGATAAGTCCAACACCATTTAGTGATGCTATAAGCAAAGTGTCAAGCGAAGTTTATTCAACTACAAAATCAGCAGTGTCGAGTTTTAGTAGTGGTGGAAAATCTGGTGGCAGTGGCAACAGTTTTTTCAATGGAGGATTAGGAGATGCTTTTAAAAATATGGGTCCTGGTGATGGAAGATATAATCCGGATAGTAAAAATTTTAGAGGAAACAATTCAGCAACCAATGTTGATAAAAATGGTAAGATAACAAAAAATAAAAATGGTAATGTATCAAGAAATAATATTATTAACAGTAGCGGGTATGATGCACAATTTGCCGAAAGGGTAAAGAATAGATAATGTCAAATCAAAGCACGAAAATTACAGCAAGAGTAGGTGGCGAAGAAAAAATAGTTTCACTGTTTGGAAATGTATTCAATGCTTTGCAAAATGCACAACCTAAATTAAGTGCCGAAGATATTACAACGTTGATTTTAAATCAATATGGTGGAATTCAACAACAACTTTCTCCAGCAAAGTATGATAGAATACTTGCTATATTTACAGCAACAGGTATGAACGAACAAATTTCAAAAGCATACGCACTTCTTTGTATTGATGCTGTTAAAACTTTAAATATTTCTTTCGACGATTTGTTTCAACAAACTACAGATCCAATTTCATTTTCAAATTTAGGACTAACACTTATTAATCACTATCGTCCGATAACGAGCCAAATTGGTACAGTTATAACAGTTTCTCAAACTCCCAATCACATCAAAAGAATGATTGCCTATTAATAGTGGTTAAATACTACTGATGGCTTATTTTAAACAAGGACAATTTGAACCGAAGAATCCACGTAAGTATGTGGGTCAACGTGTACCAATTTATAGATCAAGTTGGGAAGCGGCATTCATGCAGTTTTGTGATACCAATCCAAATATAGTTGCTTGGTCAAGTGAACCTGTCAAAATACCTTATCGCAATCCATTCACAGGAAAATACACAGTGTATGTTCCAGATTTCTTGATACAGTATCTAACCAAAAATGGAAGACCACGTGCAGAAATGATTGAAGTAAAACCAAGGGCACAAACAATTCAAGAAGCGGCCAAAACTGCAAAAGACAGAGCCACTGTTGCACTAAACAGAGCAAAATGGAAAGCGGCAGGAGAATGGTGTAAACGCAAAGGTATAATGTTTAGAATACTCAATGAAGACTCTATATATAAATTAAAGAGATAAATAATTATATACGTAGTTAATTAGGTTATAAAAATGACAGAAGAAAATAAGATACCAATGGAAGATATTATAAATCAAGCCAAGGAGGGTTTAGATGAGCAAGAAAATGTCAGGCAAACAGAAGATCCGGAACATCAAAACAGCGGCGAAGAAGTTCAAAAGAAAGATAGTGAGCAAGTTAAAGAAGACAGCGGCAAGAACACCGATACAACACCAATCTTAAGAGCTATCTCAACTGCTGAAAAAATTGATCGTGCATTGCCGCAAGTTACAGGGTTAGATGCTGAAGATAAAGATATGGATACGTACGCCACGGAGGCAATGAAATCATATCAAGATTTAATGAATTTAGGAATGAATGTTGAAGTAAGACATTCTGGGAAGTTATTTGAAGTTGCTTCTACCATGCTTAAGAATGCTGTTGAAGCCAAAAATGCTAAATTAGAAAAGAAATTGCGAATGGTTGAATTGCAATTAAAGAAACAAAGAGTAGATCAAATGAACAAAACTAGCGATAATTCAGCTGATATCGTTGAAGGAGAAGGCTATGTTGTTGGTGATCGTAATGAATTATTGAAGCAGATCTTAGATAGAGTAGATAACGATAAAAAAGATAAATAAAAATATAGGAAACTAACGATGAAAACATTTAAACAATATCTAGCTGAAGCAGTAAAAGAGTATACATTCAAAGTAAAAATTGCTGGTGTACTTGAAGACTCACACTTAGATGCAATGGAATTAGCATTGGCTCCTTACAATGTAGTAAAAATAGGTAGTCCTAAAAAAACTATCATGCAAGAACATCCTTTGGATTTTCCAGCAAATGTTACAAACACAGAAGTAACAATTATTGAAGTTACAACAGCTATGCCAATTTCATACCAAACATTATCAAGACATTTATCAGATCACATGGGAGTACCATATGAGTCAGTTGTTGTTTGCCATGAAGGTGATCCTTTACAGGCTGAACAGGACAAATTAAATGCTGAAAAATCAGATGATGCATATGATCCAATTATGGGACAAGATTATAAAAAAGAAGAGTCAACTGATGCTTCTGGAGTTGTTCATAGTGAAGAGTCAAAACAAAGTTTCTTAAAAGGACTTGCTAAAGC